GAAGTTATATTGATATATTTGAAGCATACTGCGCAAGGCTTAGCGCATTAAATAAGTCAGATTACCATTCTAATCACGGAAGCAATAAACCCTACTAGCCGCCAAAGCTATAGAATTTATTTATATACCATTAAAATTACTCATTGGATAAAGCTTAATAACTGGTAGAGAATTACACCATGATAACTAAACCGCAAATATTAGCAGATATTCAAAGCCGGATAGATGAGATTGAAAAAGAGTTTTTACTAATTAATGACAAATCTAGCAAACATACAGTTAAGAGCTTAAAGGATAAATTGTCTATTCAAAAAGAAGCATATAATTTTAACTACTGGTTGGCGCATTACAGATGAGCAAAGAAAATAACATAGAAGTAGCGTTTATTAATTTGCTGGAAACTATTTTATCTGTGCTTGAGGAAGAGGATAAAAGAGACACGGTAGAAAGACTTATTAAAATACTAGAGGGGATACAAGATGAGTGAAATGAAATCAAGCTTAGAAAATAAGGTTGAGCATGACTATAGATTACACGGTGACAATATGAATGAAGTCTATCCGCCTGATTATCAGGAGTTCTTAGACTCGTTACCGGAACCAACAGAAGAAGAATTAAAGGCACATGCCGAAGCTATGGAAAAATTGGAGATATAAAAATGAGCGAAGAAAACCTAAAGATATGGAATGCGGTGCAAGAAACAAATCCATCAGATACAAAAAAAGTATCATTTGGCCGTCAGTTTACCGCTATTGATGCATATAGCCAGATAAAAAAAGCCACTGAACAGTTTGGTGCCTATGGCGTTAAGTGGGGGCTAAGAGACATTGTTCATACTTTTGTACCAGACACTAAAATGGTACTAGCCGTGGGCTATTTCTTTGTGCCAGATGGTGAGTGTATTGTATCTAGCTCAATTATGTATGTATCAGATAAAGGCAAAACTGATGATGATTTTGCCAAAAAACTAGAAACTGACATGATTACTAAAGCTCTATCTCGGATGGGATTCAATGCAGATGTATTTATGGGCATGTTTGACGACAACAAATATGTTCAAGCAATGAATGAAAAGTATACCAAAATCAGTCCTGAGCCTATTCGTTTGGCCGTTGTTGAGGGCGCGTATAACGCATTTAAAGAAGTGGTTGACGCTGATGTAGATGTGATGGACTTTAAACGCGTACAGGACGGTTACAAGCGGCTTACACCTGATGAACAGATAGCGGTGTGGTCTAAGTTTGGATCTGATAAACCAGAAGGGTGTAAAAAAGGCTATAAAGCAATAATTAAAGAATTATTAACAATGAAAGAAGAGTTTTTTGACGCAAATCTATTAAGTGGAGACAAATAATGAATGGCATTAATAAATGCATACTCGTTGGGACTTTAGGAAAAGATCCAGAAACTCGATTTATGCCATCAGGCGGAGCAGTTACAAACTTCTCTGTGGCAACTAATGAAACGTGGAAGGATAAGCAAACAGGCGAGAAACAAGAGAAGTGTGAATGGCATAACATTAGTATATTCGGAAAACTTGCAGAAATAGCAGGAGAGTATCTTAAAAAAGGCTCTAAGGTTTATCTTGAGGGTAAAATCACAACAGAAAAATACCAAGCAAAAGACGGAAGCGACCGATATTGTACTAAGATAATTGCTAATCAAATGCAGATGTTATGCGGTAGTTCAGGGCAGCCAGCACAACAATCTCAGCCAGCTAATCAGCCTGCGCCTGTAAATGATTTTGACGATGATATTGGGTTTTGATCTATATCAATTAACTATGGCTAAGACTTGAACAATCCGTTTAATAATTGCTGACGGGTAGCATGTGGTGTGTGTTTGAGTCTGGCCACCATAGGAACACAAAATGAAAGTATTATCATTAATAGCACTTGTTATTGTGCTTATATTTGCGGGTAGTGATATAGCCAAGGGATGTAGCGAGGATGATTTGACTGATTATTCAACATATCATTTACTTGTGGTCTGTACGCCTATTACTGGTGGATATTCGCAAAATCCTTATTATAAAGGCAATGATAAATGTGGAGTGATAAAATGAAATATAAATCAAGATTACCACTTATTATAATGATTATAATTTCGTGGGGACTGGCTTATTTAATTGTAAAGTCCGTTATATCAATAGCCGGCTTAATCGGATAGTTTAGTAGATAATAATATATCTCTAAGCGTTTCAATGCGCTTGTCACCTAAAACAATTCGTTTATAAGTATCATCTGATACACAAGACAATTCAGCTTCTGTATATGTCCTTAATTGAGGTGGAACTTTATTTGATAAATTAATGGGCAAGTATTCGATTGTCGTACAGCTACTCAGGCTTATTATAATAGCCACGACTAATAGGCTTGCTTTCATTATCTAATCCTCTGATAAGTGCTTCACTGGCGTTGTCAGACGACTTCTGCAATGATTTTGCACGTTTAAGCTCTTCTTGCTTGCGTTCAGCCTTTTCGTTTGCTAGTGAGCCTCTAAGGAATAGAACAGCAAACGCTAATATTGCACTAATACCTGCTAATATTTTATTTAACACCAACTGATCCAGTTGTTTTGTGCCTTAAATAAGCGACTATTGCACTAACACCCATAAACACATAGCCATAATTTCCAGCTAGTTTATCTTGTAGCATGGGCAAAGATTGGAGGATAACAGCGCCTACAGCTAACAAAGCTGCATAATCATAAGTTCGTGATTTTTTTATAATACCGTTGTATGCCATTTTTTAACTTTCTCCAAAATGCTGCAATTGCTGCGAGTAACGCAGCGATTAAAGACTCAATTATTCCGCCGTTGCTATTGGCGGGCTTGGTTGCTTTGGGATATATAAATTAACCTCAACAATATTGGAATAATCTGATTTGCTTTTGCTTCCAATAACTGCGCCTATTGCAATACTTGCAAAGCGATATTGACATACAGCGACACCTATTGAAGCTGTAGGGTCAAAATAGATATTTAAAGGGGCTACAACGTCTGTAATCTCTAACCAACCTGCTCCGCAATTTCTTTCGATAACTGTGGATAATATATTCTCAATAGGCAACGGGTCGCCATCCGTATAGGTCGTTGGATGAGTCCACTTGAGATCAATGTTCTCACGTTCGTTAATATTTATATTTATTGCATATACGTTAAACGTAAATAGTAAAGCGATTAAAATTAAATGTCTCATTCCCCATTATCCTTATTATTAATAATAGATTTGTTTATATCGTCTATGCGTACGTGAACATCCTTAATATCAGCTCTAACCATATCAAAATGACGTTCTATCTGATCACCAACTAATCTATGGCATTCAGCTAAATTCTTATCGCATTGTATTATATCGTCCTGAGTAGCGTAATGCTTAGAATCTTCCTTTAAGTCTTTAACGGCATTGATCCAATCCAACCCTAAGAATTTAAGCAGCTTCCAGAATAAAACAGCCAGTCCAATCGCTATAGGTATTGACCATTCTTTTAAATGCTGCCCAACTGTAAACAGGAATTTAACACCTGTATCAACTTGTTCTGGGTCTGGTACTGGTGACATTTCTACGTTCCTGTGCATTGCTAATATTCCGCAGTTAATTAATCTAATAATTGAAAATGAGGCATATCCTTAAAGTTTTTCCAAAGACCTCCCCATTCTAATTGGTACCCCAAAATACTAGCTGCCTGCAAGAATGAAGCGGCTACCATTGCCAAATGTTCAGTATTCCAGCTTGCTTTACCATTTACATAAGCAAAAACATCTAAAGCTTTTTTAAGTTGGTGTTGGCTTAATTTAACATATCCATCAGCCTTAGATTTTTTATCAATAAATAGCTCTTTCTGCCTTTCTGCTGTGCGAACACCCCCATCAGCAGGGATTCCAAAATCTATAACTGTTATTTTTATAGCAAGTTCTGCTATCTCTATAAGCCTAGAATCAATACCATTCATTCGAGAAATCGAGTTATTACTAAGTTTAAACATTATTGCCTTTGTTGCTTGTGGTTACTCTGTGAATTGACAGGGTTTTCATAGGTTAATGGGGAAGAATGGATGGCTTATTGGCCCTGCTCCTTGTATCCCGCCTATATCTATATTGAATTTAGGGAAAGGCTCGTCATTTACGTCAACTCTCTCGCCACCTAAAGCAAGGCCATATCCTGCGCCATTCGATGTATCAGGAATAGACCCATCATCATTAGTAGTTAGTGTTTCGTCTAGCTGATCATTTGATGTGTATGAATCAGGTACACCAATACCAACAACCTTCGCTGTTTCAAAGGCGCAATTATTCATCGTTACATTTAATACTGTAGCGGTTCCTGTACTTACAAATTCAAGCTGATTAGTACCTTCACCATGTACGCCATTGTTTGCCGTGTGCGTTAATGTGAAGTTATCAAGCGAGCTTTTACATAACATTTCTGGCGCATCTGTATTAGTCGCGCCAATATAATTATCCTTAAACGTATAGTTACTTACAACTCTTGTGCCATCTGTAGTTATCCCGCCCTCTGGGGCTATATGCGAATGATAACAAACACCCTCTTCTGAGTTGTATTCAGTCCTTGCATTGCCGACATATTCAGTTGTACCAGTACACAGATAAGATTCAATTACGCTATCACCATGACCACCATTATAAAACACGCCAGATAACACAGAGCAGTTTTTAGCTATCATTCGCTTGATAGTTGCACCGCCACCTTGTGAGAAATAGCAAGCAGCGCCATATAATGATCTGTTGTTTTCTGCATAAATGTAGTTAATTGTACCTGCCGCGCCTGTACGAGTAATCAATAAGCCTGAGCCTATACCTGAATCAACCGCAGCATCTTCTGACGTACAAATAATGCTTATATTTGTATGGATGAAATCGCCTAATGTAAACGGGGTTGAGTCGATCATTAAGCCGCCTGCATTCGCGCTCTCACCTGTCCAAGTTAATGTATCGAATGTAATAGTTGAGTTCCACGCTGTTAGCGACTTAGTAACACCACCTAATGCGTACAATATAGGTCTGCAAGGAGATAAAATATTGGCGGCAGAAGCCGTACTATTACTGCCAGTAAATGTACCCGTAATAGTTACATTGCCAGCCATATAGAAATAGCCTGCGTTTTGCCCTTGTGTTGGAGTTCCGCCACTATTTGTATTATCGAATGAGCAGTTATCAACAACTGTATCACCGCTGAAAACTATATCAGTAGTAGATGTCGCATAAACAATCAAGGCTGATTGAGCAGTGTTAGAGCCTGTTATTGTATCGAACTTACAACTATTCAAGAAAGATAATGTGTGTGTTCCTGCTGCATCTGAGATTAAAGCTGATGTGTTGATATTGCTTGAGGCTTTATTGATCGCAATACTAGAGAATAAAACATTATCAAATGTCAAATCTTGTAAGTTAGCAGACATATTCATAACAGCGTTAGCGTCTGCTGTATGCGCCCCAGTTAGGGTAATTGTCATATCCTTAAAGATATATGACCAAAGAGCTGTAGCCGCTGGATTAAAGTTAATTGCATTAAGCGTTGTTCTATCAAATCTTAATGTGCAACTATCTCTAACGCCTGATCTACTTCTTATGGTGAGTTCAGCAGTAACACCAGTAGTAATACCATTAGCAACGAGTCGATCTATGTCGTGTATTTCATCATCAAGGATTAGCTCATCACCATCAGCTAGTCCATTGAACTTAAACATTGACTCTAAATCAGCATTAGAAGCATGTGCTATTGGGTACGAGTTAGCATCTGTCCAATCATCCACTGTACTAGCGCCTGTGGTTTTAGTACCTGTTGACTTAAAGTGATAAACAGCCATCTTTATACCCCTTGCACTATTTGAACCGCTTGCGTGTCGCTCGCAACATTATTTGCAATAGCTACATGAGTTGCCAGAGATGGAATACCAATAAGCTGATAGCATAGATCACTAAAATCAGCATAAGGCTGAATAATAATCCCAGTCGTAGCGGCTGCGGCTGCTATTGTCAAATTAGCCTCCGCATTTGCTTGACTAGTGCCAAAAGCGTACCGGATAGATTCAGTAGTAACACCCTGATTAAATATCGTTATTCTAGACGCGCCTGTAGCTATTGCAATCGCTTGCGCCGTACCATCCATTGTTAAATCTGATATATAGTCCTGCGAAGGCTTAAACGCATCTAACGTATGCTTTGCACCGTTAGTGCTTATATCAGGAGTTGATTTGCCACTGACTGAGTCTTTTGATTGTGTTGTTACTGGATTATGTATTGCCATAATTTCACCTTATACATTATTTAATTTATTACTAACTGATTTAGGTAGCACTTTACAACATGCTCCACATTGATTGCAGTTAAATGTCAAAATGGAATCCTTACACCTATCCATATAAATGAGTCTTTTGATCTTACATTCCTATTAACAGTATCAAACCCACTCGCTTTTCCAGTAATTGGGTTTATTGAGGTTGCTTTTTCAGCAATAAATGAGTAATCCGCTACTGTCTTTGTGTATCTTACTAATAAACGCTTATATGTAACCGTGATAAATCTTGTACTTGAATAACTCGTATCATAATTCCTTACGGGTAATCCGAAAACGTCGTTGCCAAATTCATTTATTGCGTAATTTTGTTTAACTCCTGCGCCAATATCAAATACAAAATCAGCCATTCGTACACCTGATTTAATTGCAGCGCCTTCATTTCCATTAAAGTAATTTATCTCACCACCAATTAATGCCTCTTTTCCAACTGAGTAGCTAGCTAACATACCTACGGGAAGTGAGCTTGTATTAATGTCATTAATCTCATTGTCAACATCACCAACAAACATAGAAATATAGGATTCTTCTGCAAGCACAAAAGAAGAATTAAATAATGCAATCAGCAATAATATATTTTTCATAATCGTTCCTTTAAGCAATGACTTGATAATAAATAGTTGTATTTCCAGACGTGTTTATCAACCGCATATTAGTTCCATCAGACCAGACGCAACCGCCGTTTTCTATTGCGCTAGACCTTCTCCATGCAGCAGATACAAATATCTCTAAATAGGTTGAATTAGAGTTTACACCTGTATTTGTAAAATTAAACAATCCTTCTGGAATAACCCAGCCGCTTACTCCTACTGTTGCCGATGTCGATGTTCCTACAGTGAAATCTATTTCACTTGATTTCACTGAATTAGCAGCAAGTGATGTGGATAAACTAGCATTAGTCGTGCCATTAATATTAGTAGCTGACGCTGTAACATCGCCGGTTAATGTAATAGTGCTTGCGCTTGCCCAATTCGTTGCAGTCCCAGCATTACCACTTATGTTGGTTTGATCGCCTGTATTAGTGCCTGACAAATTGTTAAGCTCTGTTGCGGTTACTGTTGACCCTGTTAACTCATTTATTCTTGCCGCCGTTCCTGTTATAGATGCAAGCTTTGTAAAGTCTGCCGCATCAACTGCATTTCCTGCCAGATCATTTAATTCGGCTGCGCTTGCTGTTATAGCTACGCCATTAATTGAAATACCACCTGTGAAATTAATCGACCCTGTTGCGGTATCAGCTGAATCACTTCGTAAAAACTGACTAGCAGAAAGCCCACCATTGCTAGGGTTTATTAACTGCATGTTGGTACCGTCATACATAACAATAACCATGCCTATTTGTATGTCGCCCGTTTCAGGATCATTGCCATTAGCTAACTTAATAGACTTAGCGCCGATAGCATTGAAATTAACAGTACATGCACCAGTGTTAGCTACATCAGTTAAAAAGGCATAAAATTGCCCCGCCTTATAAGCAACTGGGTTAATCGGCAAACTAACCGCATAAGTATCTGTGCCCGCTGCACTAGCGCCTGCATACAAAAGCGTGTTATCAATAACATCATCAGCACTAGCATAAGTCGTTAACGCATTCGCATTGCCAACCCCTGTATGTCTAAATGTAGCCATAGGCAAATTAGCAGTAATCGTTGTTTGTCCATCTTTCACAATACACGAGCTTAAGGCCGATTTAATATCCGCTATTAAAGTATTTTGTGCAGCAGAGTCTATTGTTGTATTACCAACCGCAGGCGAAAATGTGGTTACTGGTAATGAGTATGTTCCTGATCCGTTATATGGCATTATTTATTCTCCGCTTCTATTATTGCGCCACCAACTACCGTAGGAGCTTTAAATTTATTAAGTTCTGACTTCATTTTGCGTTTTTCTATAGCTTTTTCCATCAATTTAGCCATAAAAGCAGGGTCTTTCATGCCATCAGATAATAACTTATTTGTATCTTTTGTGTTTTTACCTTCAATTCGCTTTAGAATAGCCTTTATAATCATAATTCGCCTGTCTAATGGGTTAGGTAAATCCCCTAAAACAGCGCCCATTTCTTTATTTAAGGCAGGATAACCTTTCCCCGATTGATACTTTAAGACTTCATCATTCATAATTGCTTCTGAAATCTTCTCAACTGATGTTTTTTGAGACTGGGTTAAGTCCTCAGTTTTCCCTTTCTTTTCAAGATTATCCCATACTTTCTCCATTCCTTTTCTGCTTTGCGGGAGATTAGTTTCTTTGCCTAAGCCTTTGGCTAATGCCTGACCGGCTTCCATTTGAGTTATTGGCTTACTTTCAGCGGCATAAAAATCCTCTGCTTCTGCAAACTTCTTACTTCTTTCTCTAATAAAATCAGTAAAAAGCTTCTTTGTATCAGTAACTGCTTTCGCTTCAGTTCTTCCAATTCCCTTTTCTCCGGCCTCTTTAGATAGCCTTAAATTCATTTCGTCTGCAACTGTTCTTTTGATTAGCTGAACGTCTGCAACCGTCCATTGATTAGGATTGCTTGGCAAATCTTTGCCTTGCTCTGCAAGTATCTCTCTAGCCTTTTTAACGCCTCGTTTAATTGATGGTTTTTCGAGAAAATCACCTAGATTTACTGGGTAATCAACACCTGCCTGTTTTTGTAAAATAGCAGGCTTTGCGGTACTAGGAGTTACCATACTATCAGGTATACCGGCCTGATTCTTAAGTGCGTTCGGTAGATTTTCCTCTAGTAACTGCTCCTTAAGCGGGATGGATTTTGGCTCAATAATATCATCACGAGATTTTGCATATTTAATTTCAGCTTCACGAGCCAGATTTTCCTTTGCTCGCGCAAGCTCTTCAGGCGTTTTACCGAAGTCTTTTGTTAAATCTTTTAGTCTCCCCTCTCTTTGAGACTTCATCATTGCCTGAAAGCCAGATGGATCAATTTGCTCGGCAAACTTCTGTAATGCAGAGAACTCCATTGAACCGGCTTTAGTTGCCGCTTGCCCTGCCGTTTGTCCTTTTTCAGCCCTTTTAAGAAGCTCTACAACTGTGGGGAACCTGTCACCTAGCATCTTATCTATTGTATCTACAGTAGCCCTCTCAGCGCCTTTAGGAAACCTATTTACGATAGCGTTCTTGACAAATTTTAATGTTGCGCCCGCCGCATTTAATGGCATAGTTACAGGTGAAGCAATAGTTTCTGCAAGAGCGCTAGGCTTCGCCTCTGGTGGCATGGCTTTTTTTGCGCCCCCTGCGCCTACTATTGCAGGCAGCATCATCATTGTTGTTTTAGCAGCAGCACCAACAGCGGGCGAGCCTGTTATATTAACATTTTCTTGACCAACGACCTCTGCGCCTTCCTCCATTTTTTTAAATGGATATTCAATTGCTTCAGAGGCTATCTTCCCGCCTTCTGAGCGAGGTTGATATGTCATTGCGTCTTGAAAATACTCAATATTTTCTTGTGGGTCACCTAAATCAAGCCCAAGCGCATTTCCCATTCCTGTGCCTATTCCAGATAACCCGCCAATAGTTGAACCAACCATCCCTGATCCCATCTTCATCATAGGCTCTACAGCCGCACCTATAACATTTCCAGCAGACTCATATGGCCTATCAAGCGAATACAGATCCTCTAATAAAACAGGTTTTTCTTCAGCCTGAGCGGTTAGTGGTGGCGCGGCCTCAAAAAGAGCCTCAAGTTCTTTTTGTGATTCTGGCGTCATACTCAGTCTTTCTACAGGAGCAGAGTCAAATAGAGCTTTAAGTTCTACTTGTGTAGGCATTATTGAATAACCTCATAAGTGCCATCTTCTTTTTTCCCAATCTTTTGACCATCAACTTCTCTAATTTCTATATAATTAGCGGGAGAAAATGAATTTTCTTGCGCCGACCTGTATTCGCCTAACCATCTAGGCTGCAATACACCGGCAGAGACATCAGGATGCTTTTCTTTTTCTTGATCTAATGCATAAATATAATTTTGCACTTCGGAATCTTTAACCTTTTTCAAGATTTCCGCTACAGCTATACGCGCTTCTTGGCTTGTTTCAATTTTAGGCATAGAAAGATTAATGATTTCCATGTCTTTATCAGTCAACCCTCTTGCGCCAAATTGAGCAATCTTATTAACTTTCATATCACCTAATGCTTGCCCCATTGTCGCCACGCTAACTAATGAATCATCACTATAACCAGCAGATGCAAGGAAGTTCTTAACGCCAGTTATAATTGGCTGCGCACCGCCTTCTGAGCCTGTCTTAGAAGCTTCAATAAATCTATCCAAAGCCAATGACTCATTATATGCGGACTTAGCAGCAGCTCCCAAATCATCCATCATCTGCGCTTGTTTCTTCATTCTTTCATCAGCGTATTTACTGTCTCCGCCTACTGAAATATCAGACGCGCCAGAGCCTTTCTTGTATTGCTCCCCAACAAGATCTCCCACAATACCATCAGTAACAGCTCTATCTTGCCACATACCACTAGGCTGCATTTCAGGGATTGTTTTGTATTTACGCGCTGGTTTCTTTGGTTCCTTTCTGTTCAACATAGCCAAGGCAACTTTATCCATGCCTGAGTCTTTTAGTTCAGGCCTCGTCATGGCTTGTATAGACCCCTGCAATGGGTCTGCTTCAATAGATTGTACTTGTGGCCCCTGCTGTCCTTCAGGGATTTCGTATTGACCTTCACGACCCAGTATCGTATCCATTACATCTTGTGTAGCGCCAGCTCTTAAACCGGATTGTTGCTCTAATAGTTCGCTCTTGCGCTTATCAGTATCTTCTAATTGACTGCGACTCATTAAAGCAGAAGCTATCTTTGTTAGCCCTTCACCTACACCATAAGGAACAACGCGACCACTGACCATCTTTGAGGTATTGCCTTGCTTAAGGTTTTGAGCTTGCATCGCCTCAATAAGCTTTCTTCGCTTGTCTTCTTTAGCTATATCAGACTGAACTTGCTCATAAGAGCCGGGTGTAGTGAATGACTGATAATCCATTATTAAGCTCCTAGATATGCCGCGCCAAGCCCAAACAAACCGCTAGTTAAAGCATTCCTTCCGGCTAGGTCGGCATTATATCCGGCTATATCATATTGTGACTGCTGATTAACGGCATTATTATAATTAGATCCGGGTACATTCGCCTGCTGACCATACGCTTGGAATTGAGGCATGCTAACCTGAGAGCCTGTTCTAAAGGCATTTACTTCATTTAGAGGGGTCTGTCTATTTAATAACGCTTCAGATATATTCTGTCTTCGCGCATCTAATCCAGTTGCAAACTTGTTCATTTCACCTTGAGTTTGATTTTGGAATAAATTAATGGCTTCTGACTCGCTCATTCCTCGACTCATCATGTCATTAACGAACGCTTGTTGATCCTGCCCTTGACGCAATATAAACTCTTGTGCGGCTTGTCCTGAAGCCGCTATTTCAGCTTGTTGACGCGCATCAGTCTGTTTGCGATCAAGCTGCTCCATTTCACGATTAAATGCCTCAGAACCTTTAGGAATGCCTTGAGCGATTAACTGAGCCTCTTTAGTCGATCTATCTCTATCTATATCAGTGTTTACACGACTCATCATGGCATCAGATACATTTTGCCGCGTTTTGTCGTAATCACCGCCTTGATATTGAGGAACGTCACCTTCTATGCCAGCGTAATTAGGGCCAGCATACTCGCCCACTTGACCAGTTGTACTAAAAGGGGTTTTAAATATATCTTCAACAGAATTAAGCCCAGATAAGGAAAGGTCAGCTTGACGACCTTTATTTTCCAGCTCTTTATCAAATAAGGACTGAACTTCAGGCGATAAGGAAACGGTTGAAGTCCACTGATCTGGATCACCCGAAATAGTGGTATATTCTTGTCTTGTTGGGCTAAATATTTCTTCATTTTGCGCTAAATAAGCGCTTCTTCCAACATTACCTAATCCTGACAACACATCTTGCTGCGTTTGGTAGCCCTCTAAAGCAGCGTCATATCCTTCTTGGTCAAAGACAGAATCACCGCCTTGCTGCCATGTTCTTGTGCCTAATGGAGATATTTCGTCTGGGCGATTGGCTTGTGCCGTTTGTCTTGCAAAATCAAGATTGCTAGCAGCGGTTTGGTCTGCTGCTAATGAATAATTTGGGGCAGGTGGCGGTGTTGGAGAACACATATTACTTTCCTATTAAGAGGCTTTAGCAATAGCGCTGTCTGCACCAATAAACGATTTTGAATATTCGTTTGCTACTAGATTATAACCCATTCGCTCAATAAGTCTACCCGCTGGATTAGATACTTTTGAGGTAAGCATTATTTCAGATACGCCCAATTTCTTCATTTCTTCTTCAACCATTGTAAATAATTTGTAATAAACACGCTTTCCACGGTATTCTTTTTTAATAAACATCGTGTCTTCAGTCGCTATAAGTAATTGAGTATGCATTGATGGGCTAACATACATTGTAACGTTTCCTATCAACTCTCCATCGTCTCTAGCTGAATATGAATGGTAAAGTCCTAATTTCTCATATTGTAAAAATCGTGCTTTGTCTGGATTTAATGGCTGGTCATGTCTGTAACCTTCTGTTTCCTCCCAGTGAAGACGCGCATTAACCATTAAATCATCCCACATATCCTCTAAGCTTTCTTCTTGATAAGTAATCATATAACACCGCCAGTCTCAAAAACGTAATCACATGCAACCCAGTGAACTTCCAATGAATCTGTATTTATCTTTAGTCCACCAGAAACGCAGTAGCCAATATCAGATGAAGGAGAAACCCACTTTCTTACTGTTTTAAGGCCGGAAGACCATAACCCAACATCCCACTGACTTACATCCCATGTAGATGATCCCGTTGCAGAAAATGAAGATACGCCGCTTATTTCTTTGTCTTCATAATCCATGTCAAACCCTGTTAAAAAATTAATACTTCCATTAACCTGCAACATAGGTCTAAATAAATTCATTTTTTTCTGCTGTGATTGCATTCCAAAGTAATTAAATGCAGTTTTCCCAATAGCAATTATCTCATCGCCATTATCAGATGTTCCATTCCATGCTTTTTGAACAACGGTTGACGCGCCAAAATACAGATCATCTTTATAAACAGCAAAGCATTCGCCATCCCAGTTATCAAATTCACACCATGATCCTGTAATTGTATTCATCACATATTGTTTATGTTGACCGCCTTCCGCAAAAGGCACATTAAATAATAAAGCAGACTTTAAAGGGTATAAAGTGCAGTCCCATCCAAAATTCGTGCCATAAATTAATGCAGCTTCATTAAATGCTTTTTCTATTTTGTCTGTTAATGCAACCGATTCATTAATAGAAGCTGATTGCAAAGACTTAGACAGTGGATATGCACCATTTTGAGTTAAAGCAATTAAATCGCCACCAAATTGAACAAATGACCTGCGACCTAATGGCTTGCCAAGATAATAGGTTCCAATTTTTACCCAATTGGCTGCTGTAGAAGGATCTGTTCCTCGATAGACAATGACCTCGCCTTGAGAAGTCATAAAGACAATATAATCATCTTGACCATCTCCACCATCAAATGTCCATGTAGCGGCCCACATCAGGTATCCGCCTCTTTTTGCGAATGAATCGAGCTTAAATTCTGTTAATGCACCGCCCGCCGCGCCCGCCGCTAAATACCAAAAGGATAATGTATCTTTCTCTATGAAGAATAAGCGACCGTTGTATGATGTTACATTAATCAGCCCAGTCAATGTTGGCCCAGTTAATGCAGGGCTAGAAACGCCTGTAATCAATGTCCATGTAGTTCCGTTATAGTAATAAGGCGCATCAACACCATTTACCATAATTAAATAATGATTGGTTCCGTCACCAAAATTTATTGTCTGCCACTTCCCATTTGTAACGGTTAATGATTCAGCGGTTGCAGCTCCCGCAGCAGAGGCGTTATATACATCAGTAGATGTACACGCAAACATTTCACTTGATCCATCTTCCGCATTATAAACAGGCAATGATTCAGTCGTTCCGGTTATCCCTGTTGAATGGGCTGAATTCCCACCCCTCAAAACACAGTCAACAGTAGTCGGAAAGAAATTTATTAATTTAATTGCATCGCCTTCTGGCATTGCAGCAATGGAGTTTTTTGCATTCCATCCGCCTAAAGGGGCTTGAATGCTTTGAACATTAGATGTTTGTGTTCTTGGGCCTTTTGATCTTAATGGTGTCCTCATAGATTAAAACTTCCATCAGGCGTATAAACTCTTGGCTCTACTGAATAGCCGCCTTCGCCTAGATTTATATTTCGTCTCATTCCATCGCTTGCTAAAGCTTGAGAAACTAGCTTTTCATACGTTGCATAGTCTTCCGCATACTCTAGCCCCTTTTCTTTCTTCCAGCGCCATCTAAGCCCCATCATAAGGATTTTTTCAGGAAACAGGAATGTATCAGTGTCTAGGTTGAAGTATTGGCTATAAGTTGTCCCATCAGCACCTAATATCCAGTTTTCAGATATATATTCAAATGCCCACGTATTGCCTGCGGCTGGTACCGGATTGCAGAGAAGCTTGCCGCCTCTTATTCTTGCTTGATAACGAGGGCCGGTTACCTCAATGGCTTTAACTTGCTGCCAGTCTGTACCATCAATAACATATACCGGCAGCCTTAAGTCTCTATCCCATATTGTGTTATTTTTAATATAGGCAAAGCCGTTGGATGCAATTGTCTGTATTGATCCTTGATCCTCAATAGCTATCGTTGTATGCGTCGACTCATTAGTTAAAGATTGCCAGTCTCCTCTTGTAGCAAGGTCTTGACCTTCTTCTTCTAATAACCCAAGCGCCTGCAATACCTGCTCATCTGTTGATCCTAATACAGAAACAGGAACGGGTATATTTGTTCGTTTACAAAAATTCTGCACCAAGGACAACATTGTCATTATATTACTCCAATAGTTTCTTTCTTAATCCATCTTCTTTCATTAAATGATGGGGTCTTTTGCCAAACTTCTGCTCATATTGAGCCTTTAACCCATCCAGCTCAGATTGCTCAGGATCTGGCGTAATATCTGCCATAGAGATTACATTAGATGGCGCAACATAGTCAGACTGTGGCGCAGATCCACCCGCTTCTAACTGAGATTTTAATAGCCGATTTTTTGCAATTAAATCTTCATTCTGAGTTTTTAAAGCTTCATTTTCTTGCTCTAAAGATGCCATTTTCATCGTTAACGGGCCATGATCTTTAGTGGCTTGAAGCCATGATTTTGCTTTTTTCTTAAGATCAACACCACCCATGCCAATACGAGATAAGCCCTCATCATTAATTTGAGCTAAATCTTCCACAGTACGGATATTCGCAAATAGCAGCATTTCACATTGTGCTGGACTTAATAGCGTCCATCCTTTAATGGGGATACCGTCTTCAGGAATTTCCTGACCTTTTTTCCAAGCAATGGCTTTTTCTTTCCATGCTTCAACCCATTTTGGGTTCATTCTGCCATTTCTGGCGTTCATGCTTGCTTTTTGTAGCCAAGCGTCAAGTTCTTCTTCGTGAAGGTCTTTAGAGCCGGGCGGTGTTACTAGAGCATAATTAATATCTTTTGATACATAATGCCCTGCATTAATTGATGCAGTTCTATCTTCTACTGCGCGTGTTTCAAACATTACATAGGGAGGTCTTTCTTCTTCTGCTGTCAGCATAATAGTATCCTGTCTGGATTAAAGATCCCCTCAAAAGAGGGGAGCCAGTTACTTAAGCGCTACTGAGGACAAGTAAGGAATACGATCTTTGCCGAAGCATCAACCGCTGTCGCACAGATAAAATCTGTTACTAGCGCCGATACGTCAAGCGTTCCGTCAGTTGCACCTACAGCGGTTAAGGCATTGCCATCTGCGCCTGCTGTTAAAGCAGTCGTTAGCGTAGCTTCACCAGTGATTTGAATCCAGCCATACTCGCCATCAGCAAGCACTGCTTGAAATACACCCATGCCAATTCCACCACTATCAGTAATATCCATTGTAACTGTGGTTGTATCACCTGCCGAAGCACCTGATACAGCATAGTTATAACAAAAATTACCCGCTACAGATGCAACGCTACCCGCACCGTTATTAAAAAGCACATATTTGTATTGCTTGCCGTCATTCATTTGAGCAACGGTTCCTAATGCAAATTGTGCGGTTGTGTCTGCGCGATCTAATACCGCGCCTGCAATAAAGGACATAATATTCTCCTAGTTAGGCTTTAGCTACACCTTGCTGTGCGCGATTCGAGCATTCTAAATTACCCATCCACAAAATAGGCGTAACAACACCATCTTGATTGATAGGACGTTGGTCTTCCATAATCTCAAGGTCAGCATCTTTATGAACACAAAGACCAAAGTAGTCAGTGTTAATCATATACATATGAGCAGCAGGGATACCAGAGTTTCCATCGTGCATAACATCAGCAGTCTTGTACTTAAGACTTACGAAACCGCCTTGAGCCTTATCTGCATCCATATAACGCTTAATAGATACCTGTGAGTTCTCATAGAACTGATAATAATCATTAGACATAACGATTAAATCAGGATTATCCGAAGGGCCACGATCTAATTCAAGCCATAAAGGGAGCATTATTTCGTTCTCAATCGTAGACTCAGACACAGTAACCGCGCCGCCGCCTTGCAATGGAGCAGCAGCCGATTGAACAGTGTTTCGCCAAAAAGCGTTAGCTGCGGTAGTAGAGTTAATACCCCCAACCGTGCCTTGACCTGAATCAGCAATAATAGCCTGTAGGCCGTTAATCTGGTTTGAAGCTGTGCCATCAGAATACAAATCACTTGAGAAATTATTATTATAAGTTCTCAAAGCATTCTTAATGCGGCTTTTAGCAAGATTAATAATCTTTGATTCGCCAGAGTTAATGCGAAGCTCACGACCTGACGCAACTACATTAATTGCAACTTGTCGCCATTGATATTCTGCTGCACTAATAACTTCTGACGCAGAAATATCCAGAATATCCCAATCGCTATAGCGTTGGTAAGTTGAGTTTTCGGCATAATCAAGCGGCGTAGCAATTGTTAAGCCACCATCCTCTTTGCGATAATTACCTTTCTTCATCATATATTTTAGAAAAGCGTTACGGTTAGAAACGTTATCTTTGATTTCTTTCCGATGCTTACGGAAGGTAGTTGATACCAGCTCCGTGAATGTACTATTTGGGGATGCCATAATTTAGCTCCTAATGTGAACGTGATTGAATGTCTTTAAATGTTTCTCTCATCGTGTCTTCCATCGTTCCATTAGGCGCTGTAGGCGTGTTTCTGGTGTTACGACCTCTGACATTTGTAGACGAAGCTTTTTTAGCCTTCGCTACGCGCTGTTTTTCTTTTTCAGATTGAGATGAAAGTTTCTCTTGTTGGAGTCTTTCCATTTCTTTCTGCCTAGTAATAGGGTTTGCCCAAACAGCCTTTTCATATGCTCCTTCAAGGTCTTCACCGGCATTAATAAATGCTACGATCTGATCTGAAACCTCATCAAAGTAAGGGTGAGCAGGGTCTTCAGCAAAAGCAGTAATATCATTATTTACCTTAGTGACTTGAGCATTTTGCTCGCTTTCACGTCTAGCTGATATATCCTGCTTTATACTCTGTAGCTCATTTTGCATGTTCTGAACCAAAGGGTCAACCTCTTTAGCTTCTTCACCGGCAAGATTTATGCCATATTCTTGAGCTAACTTATTAAATAACTGTATTTTGCCTTCAGGCGTTGCCGTGCTTAGGCTATAGTGCGCATTTAGCATATGCTGTATAACCTGTGGTGCCTCTACGCCTTTTTCTTGTTTAATATGGTCTAGCATTTGAGAATATGGCTGCAATGTATCACGCATTGTTCGACCGAGATTAGAGTCTTCTTTATTTAGCTCCAAGCCGTCTCTCATTTGAGTTTCGCGCAATTCAATATAATCCTGCACTTCAGGATCAAGAGTCGAGAATTTTTCACTCATTTCCTTTTTCCATGACTGCGGGGCTTTACGTGCTTCAACAGGCTCCTCAACGGATTCCGACTCAGGATCTGATTCGGCTGCTATTTGCTCATTGTCCTCTTCAAATTCAGTCTCAACAACCTCTTCTGGCTCTGAGTTTGGGAATAATTCTGATGATAATGTATCTAGCGCCCCCTCCATATCCATTCCACTGTCTGTAGATTCACTTATTTCATTGCTGTCTGCAATTTCTTCACTCATGATTAGCTCCTCAGCTATTGACGATCGACACTTAAATCAGCGCCTGCTCTTAATTCTTGCTCTAATGACCCTTGTTGGTCAGAAGACATATTTCTAATGGTTTTCTCTATGTCCCTATCCATTTGCAACTCTAAATTGGCTTGCTCATTTTTTGCGTTTCTTTCTGATTCAGCGACCATTGATGGCTCATACTCAACGCAGTTATGCTCTTTCATATCTTCGTTTCTTTGAGCATGATTGCTTATTACCTTACCGCTGACAGGAGACTCATACGCATCAAAATATCTATTTATGATATTTGATGTTTTTGGCGATCTTTGCTCAGGCTGTCCGAATTTCTCAATATACTCATTTATTGGGTATAACTTATCTTCTTTTTGTATATATCTCATATCGAATATGCCATTATTAACATTAGTGATACTTCTTCATCTTCTATTGATTGAATATATAATTTAATATATTCGTTATATCTATCAATCGCCTCTATTTTATCTATATTAAACTTATTTATTGCTTTGCTAGGATTCCAGTCTTTAATTAATTCATTAGCTACTTTTTCTATTGATAAGTTTGAATAAACATTTTTTTCATTTTTAGTTAGAATTTTTAGCTTTTTACTAATCTTTTTCCTTACTTTATTCTCTTCTCGTTTATGCAAGAAAATAATAGGATAAGGAAACCCCGATCCACCACCTTTTTTTTCTGTTTTAAAGAATATAAAGAATCCTGGCCCTTTAAGGGTTGAATTTATCAATTATATTTCCTCGCCCCACTCAATAGACAGATCAACATCAACGCCAACACCTGTTCGACAAACAACAACTATATAATCGCCATGCACTCCAAAAAAATCTATTGCTTCTGAAAATGGATTTTCTTTTTCTATAATTTGTCCAGCTCTTAACCTAAAGGTAGAAAATCGCTCCATTAAGCTTGTATTAACAGATGTCATTGTATGATTTGTTTCAATAAAGCTACCTATTTTAGCTGATTCCCATGTGCCACCAACAATGGACGATAGATCACGAGTTTGATATGCGTCAAATACTGACTTTTTATCTGCTGTTATTGTTATCCTAACAAGCCTTAAATCTCGTGTATTAGTTTTACCATTAGGCGCTAATAATGGATTTCTTAAAGCAAATACAGCTTCGCCAGCATTTATTGACGCTATGTTATCGCTGTGCTCTCCATACTGCTCACGAGCTATATTTCCACCTTCTGAAGTGATGTCGACACATCCGCACCATAAACTAACCTCTTCCGTGTTGTTATTAGCTTGAAATGATGCGCTTAACGCTGGATTTCTTATAGATGTTTTTTGATCGAGTGTATTTAAAAAACTTATTTTATGAACTAATTCTAATAATGATGTTTCTGGATTTCCAGCAAAAAACTCAATTGCACCCGCTCCACGCCATTGAAGCCTAATATCATAAATGTTTCCTAATGTTATATCTATATCAAAAGGAAATGTTATTTTTTCAGCATGAGTCTCTACCCCATTACTTAAAACGCAAGCATATAAGAACCCATCACCAATAGTTTTAAGATATGCGCCGTCTTCTTCTTCTGTTATTAATCCTGCCTTTAAAACTCCGTCAAGATTAGCCCCTTTAAACCCCATTGAAGCAGCCCATTTTAAGCCTCTGTCTGGCTGGTATCTAGGATGCCTGCGACTTGCCACATGACAAGTATCTAAAGCTGTCGCGCCTGACGTTACATTAATATGACCTGATACAGATGTTGCCTTTGTAGATACTGAATTTGCAACCTCTGCGCCATTTTCCTGAATAATCCACATAGATGGCGGAACATCAAATGTAAACATTCCATGAAACAATGAAAAGTCTTGAACTACTTTTTGAGTTCCCCATGCATCAGTTGTTAGCCCGCCGAGTCCCGATATAGATACAGGATAATGAATGCCATCAATAACTTTTGTAGCAACAGGTACAGCCCTACCCGAACCATCTGGTTCTACTTTTATGCTCATATTTTAGGCTCATCTTCAATTTCGACCACATCAGCACTAACTATCTGCCCATTTTCACGATTAATCTTAATAGATTTTGCTGTTTGCTCAGGCATACTAACATTAACAGACGTTTCTTTTTCTTTAGTAGACATCATTTCTTTTATATTACATGCGTGTTTATCCATCATGGATTGTGTTTTACGCTCAGAGTCCTTTATCAAAGATTTGATTTTTTCATTGGCTTCTAATTGATCTGCATCAAGTTTTATTTGCGCTATCTTTTCCTGCATTTTTATCGTTTCTTGAGCTAATTTTTTATCAAAATCAAACTTCATCAATGCCTTACTTAAGTCGTTAAATCGGTTATCAAGATCGTCTCCCGCCTTTTTCTGCTCTGCTTTAAATTGTTCAGATACTTGCTGTTTTTCTTTTTCAAATTGTTCGCGTTCTTTTTGAAGCTTTTGAGCCTCGCTTTGCAGTTGTTTTTTCATCTGCTCAGTTTTAGGGTCGGCCTCTTGCTGCGGCGGTTTCATTTTTTTAAGATGTTCTTCAACTTCTTCGCCAAATCTAAAACGTCGTGAAATCTGAGTTAGCATAGCTTGTGCCGCTTCAAATGGCATGGTACCGTCTTTAACCAATGGGCCAATACCATTAAGAAATTGAGCCATTGCATTCATAAACTCACCGACTAAATTCTTATCTTCAGTGGCTTCAACTTCTAAGGTCGAATTTGTCTCAATATCAACCTTATACGACCTGATATAATCATCTTGCAAGAAGTTAAGAATTTCTTCCCATGATGGGGAGCTGGCGGCTTGAATTAATTTAGGGTCAGGTTGAGGAGGTGTAATTTGCTGACCTTGCATTTGCGCTTGTTGGGCTTGCTGCTGGAATTGCAATTTCTGCATATTTAGCATTTGTTGGGCTTGCTGTTTTTGCTCGGCCGTAGGGTAAGGCAAACCGGTTATCTTAGCCCATGTTTCAGATGATAATTTATTAACAGCAACATCAAGCATAATCCTCAATGAATCACGCGCATAGCCTTGCACACGCTTCTGAAGCCGCTTAAGCCGCATTGTTCCCCATGACGCTTTTAATTCTTGAGCGCCTAATGTTTCTGAAGCCTTACTTGATCCTCTAATAACGTCTGATATGCCTGTAATTTCATAAATAACCTGTTTGCATGATTCGCGAGCCTGATATAACTCTCTAAGAACGTTAACTAATTCTTCAAGCGGCATAAACCAAATAGCATTCCTAAATCCACCATCAAGTAATGATGCGCCTTTGCTAGTTGAAATCATTTCATTATCTGTACCGTCCATGATCTGCTCTAATTCTTCACCTAGAGCACCATCATATGCGCCGCGCACCTTAATAGCCTTTGTTACTTTATTAATCCTACCTTGAATAACGTTTAATTCATGCGCTTGGTTTTCATAAATCGTATAAAGAGCTGTTGGCAATAAATTATTGGGTTTTTCAATGAATTGCAAAGGTCGAGGACAATTAAAGAATCCAGTAATGCCTAGTTCATCATCTTGCTCAAGCAAATACTCGTCTTTATACTGAGGCGATATGTATTTAATGGTTTTATCTGACTTATCCCATATTTGATATATTTGAGCTGTTTCTTTATCCCCGATATGCTTGTCTTCATTGGACTCTTCATCATCTGACTCTTCGCCTGATGTATAATCAAGATTATCGGCTTTTTCGCCAAATAGCTTTTCTGCCTCTTCTTCATCCAAATAAAGCTCATAAGCAACCCAAGGCATATCCTCCCATTTAAGCGCATAGCCATAGTAAACCCTATCCCACTTCTTAGGATCTAAGCAGATAGTTTCATATTCTACCTTTTCAGTGGATTCAATTTCTTCTTCTTCATTCTCTGGCTCACCGCTAATAATCGCTTCATATTCTACACAAGCCGTTCCTCTACCGGGCAGTAGGGCATCTAAAGTAACCGCTGTCATACCATCTTCAAATCGACCATAACCATCTACGTTGGTGTCGAGCAGATATTCCAATATCCGAGTAGAGGCTTTTGCGCCCGCTTCAACAATAGGGCTTTCCTCAGTTGAAAATCGTCTTTTTACAATAGGGCGCGGCTGCTGCGAAAAAACAGCGGGGAGGAGGGTTTCTGTATTTGAAAATAAGATATTAAAAGGAATTTTATCTGGACACTCGCCGCTATAAATATCGAGTATGTTTTGCCCTTTTTTTAAAAAATCTTTTTCACGCTTACGTGATTCACCTATTTCATTAAGCCATTTTTGAACAGTTGTTTGATTTTCTGCCATAATATTCTCTAAAATAAGTTACGTTCAGCACGTTTTTTCTTAAAATGCTGATTCTTTATAGTCCCGAAGTTTACATTAACTATATTGCCCGCTGCAAACTTTTGATCTTGACTCATTACAATTTGACTTTCTTTGGATGCTTTCCATGTCAATGAAAGGTATCTCCAAGCATCCGCATAGTGGCTTGCCCCATCGTGAATGGCTTCATCAGAGAAAAGCTTCTTCTCTTCATCATACTTTCTGCGATAAGCCTTTAAAGCTTCAACACCTTCGCGCGTTGTCACTTCATTAAATCGCGTTATCTTAAATGTCTTTCTTGCAGCATTAATTCCATCTAATTTAGATATATTAGGCGTTAATGAAAAATCACCTATATCAAATCCTTTAGATTTATAAGATTCCCAAAGGTCTAAAAATTGTTGCAATATCCCTTTACCCCCCATGCCCATCTTTATCGGCTTTGCATCATGTGGCAACCAATGCGTCCCATACCGCCAATCGCCCTCAGTCGCCTTTTTGAATAACACATCTGCATAAAAATCAGGTTCTTTAAAGTTACAGTCATAGCAATCTATAACCCTTACTTCATTATTAACAACCTGATAAAACCAAATAGCCGTAGCATCATTGCGACCTAAATCCCATGCGCTATGAACCGGATAACCCTCAGTGTGCGGTATAAAGCCAATCCTCTCCTCAGAGACTAACGTAGCAAGCGAATCACCCCATATAGAGCCGGGCATTGCCGCATCAAATGAACAAAAATATTCCTGAAGCCATAAAGCCTTTCCATATTCCTCTCCATGCTCGGCTTGAGACTCCTTAAGCTCCATAGCCAATTGCTTTTCTGTAAACACGCCCGTCTGGTCAGCAGGCAATACCTGACAAAACCATTCTTCAGAATCAGCCGCCATGTCTATTAAGTGCTTAAAATGATTTTTACCACGAGGCGTACTATTGAATATAGCCCACCCTTTGTTCTCAACTAAAATAGGCCTAATAAATCCCCATGAATTATGATTGCTTAAAGCATATTCAGAATACGTCACACCAACAGGCGTACTACCCACTAATGAATCGTAATTATCAGACCCCATCAATTGCCATGAAGATCCATTCTTAAAAATAATCTTCATTTCCTGATTCAATGTATTAGCACGAATACTCTCAGGAAAAGCCTCATCAATCCTTCTTTTACCCGTATGAGGATTAACCGCATCCCATATAGCCTTACGACACTGACTATATTCAGGCAACATATACCAGTAGTTACCAATCCTCTCAAACGCAGCACACGCATTATGATTCAACATAACCGCATCCTTACCACTACGTCGATGCCAGCTCACTACCGCACGTTTACCAAACTCACTATCTTTATCAACAGGCTCACTCAAATAATCCCATAAAGGCTTCTGATAATCACGAGGAGACCAATTATTCGGTAATGTTATACTCATTCAATAACCGTCATATCTATAACCTCTTGAACCGCATCTTCAACACACAAATCATGACGCCTCATCAAACCATAAACCCTCTGATATTCTATCTTCTCCATCCTACATATATCACCCAAACCCATTATCTCACCCTTCCATTTATATAATGTCTCAGGCTCAAACCTTTGCGCTATCGAACCCTCATGTTGACGCTCTTTAACAATCAATGGCCCTACATAATCACTATATGCACTACTCAACTCTTTCGTCGATCTGCTCTGCAATAACGTATGACTACCCAATACCAACTCAGGTAGCTCTATATAGTCATGGGGTATATTTTGATCACTTGTATATTGGTGTGCACCACCATCATCGACCACCCCCCCTTCGCCTTGCATACCCCCCTCAACAACTATCCCATCACGATTAATAACTACTTTTATGCCCTGAGATACTTCCTTTTCCTTACTATCAAGCTCTATTACATGCTTCATATTCTCAGAGATTATCCGATAAGCGGTAGTGCTTCCGTCCTTCGCTTTGGCCACTATTGAGCGGGTCATTTCCTCGTAATCGTGCATTGAGACGTCTTCTAAAGTCTTTTCAAAGAATTCCCGTATAACAGTTGCTTTATTTTTACTGCCTTTTAACCTAGCCATAACGTTTTACTTATCAATGTAGTAGATAACATAATATATTTTATATTATAAATAAACAATGGGGATAAATTGGATTATTAGATTAGAGTATGAGACGTCTTTGCTTGTCTCCCTGACACGACGTCAATTATATCATATTTATTCTTAAATTAATACAATGCTTTTATCGTGCCAAGTATTTATTAATTCTCTTAATAGGGTCATTAGATCTTTTCATTATCTTTATTTAATTTCTAGTGCCATTATTAATTCACGTTAACCAATAAGAGAATAATATGCACAACGATATAGAAAGAGCGATACAGGCCTTTAAGACCAATATGAATAGGTCTGTAAGGGTAGAACACTTAGAAGCTGTTTTAACTGAATGTAACGAAGGTATAGAAGCTATTTGGTATGAGCTATCAGATAGTGAATGTTTGGAATTAGATACATTAGAAGGCTTATCTAGTCTTTTACAACATCAAGCAATATAAGGGGAATACCATGAAACAAACAATTAATTTTAGCCAGTTCTGCGACGCTTTTCATAATATGGATAGAAACGATAACTTTAGTTATAAAGGTAAACAAGCTTTATTTGACTATCTTGAATCTTATGAAGAGGACTGCGAGACAGAGACAGAGATAGAACTAGATGTTATCGCTTTATGTTGCGAGTATTCAGAATTAACTTACGATGAGTTATTTGATCAATATGATATAGATATTGAAGAATATGACGATATTGAAGAGCGTAACGAATTAATTAAAGACTGGCTTCAAGATAATACACAAGTTATCGAAGTAGGTGATGACACGGTAATTATACAGGATTTTTAATTACCTTAATCCCTTTTGGCTAACTCGGTATAAATATCAGCTTTATCCAATATAATATCTTGACCGTTTATACTGATTAGCCTTTCATTACTGCTTAATAACGCCCTTAAATAATCATCCGTTAATAACTCGCAAGCCTTTTTAGAATCTAGCTTACAATCTATATTAATCCTTAGATTGTTTTTAGGTTCTCTATAATCTGACATATAAGCGACTTTAGCCATAATTTACTGCCAGTGTATTGGTTGCCATTGTAGACATGTCCTCTCTGCCGTGTCGAATAAAGTTAGGTCTCCTGTAATTAAACATATTAAATGGGCATCCTTTCTTTTTATCATTAGACTTAGCATAGCCTTGTTGATCCTTGCCTTTATCGCCTTTTATCATAGCTGTTTTGATAATCTTTCCATTAACTTCTAATGATTTAAATATATTATTGATCGTTGAT